CATTAATGCCATACATCTATGCGATTTCTTCTCGACTATCTATGGATGATTTAACTCCACGTGGACAAGAGATCCGATTTGCTATCGATGAAACATTCTTACGAGTAGATACAAAAGCACGACTAGAGACAACACAGATGCTTCTTGATATGGGTCTTATTGATATCAATCAAGCAAAAGAGATGGAAGGACTAACACCTGATGGAAACACAGACGGCGATGCTGAAACTAACGTTTAGTAGCGAGATAGAAGCGGCAGATATTCCACGCCGCATTATCGCTGGCGTAGTTGTACCGTTCAACAAAGTCGGCATGACATCTGCTGGCCCTGTTGTCTTTGAGCCTGGTTCAATAGCAATTCCAGATGCAACAAAGATCAAACTGCTTGCACAACACGACTCGACAAATCCAATCGGTCGCGCTCAAGGTTTTCAAACTAGCGATGAACAGATCACTGGATCATTCAAGATTTCAAGCTCTGCAACAGGAGAAGATTTCCTCATCCGTGCAAGTGAAGGACTCATTGCATCATTGTCTATCGGTGTTGAAGTAGTCGCATCAAAGCCAGGTAAAGACGGCACGTTGTACGTACAGCAAGCAATCATGAAAGAAGTTTCCTTAGTCGAATCCCCTGCATTTAGCGATGCAGTTGTAACTAAGGTCGCAGCTAGCGAAAGCGAAGCGGCACAATCCACAAACCCAACAACAGAAAGTGAGTCTGTCGTGACGACTGCTCCAGAAACTGAAACACCTGTTGAGGCAACAGAGGAAGCTCCAGTAGTGGAAGCCGCCGCTCGCCCAACAATCAAAGCATCAGCACCATATTTCACATCACCTCGTTCACCAATTACTTCTATGGGTGGCTTCGCACTTCACTCAATCAAGGCACAGCTTGGCGATGAGGACTCTGCAATCTACATAAAAGCAGCAGCAGACTCAACTTCAACTAACCCAGCTTTTAATCCACAGCAGTACCTATCCAATATGTTTGTAAGTAATACAAACTTTGGAAGAGCGGCAGTGGATGCGTGTACGAAGGCAACCCTGCCTGGTTCAGGATTTACAATTAATGTGCCTTCGCTTATTACTCCAGGACAAACTGCTCCAACTGTTGCTCTAACAGCTGAGTCAGCTGGGCCATCAGACACAGGAATGACATCTGCATACCAGTCATACACAGTTTCAAAGTACGCTGGACAACAGACAATCTCACTAGAACTTATCGAGCGAAGCGATCCAATTTTCATGGATCAATTGATGATCCAGCTTGAAAGAGCTTACTTACTAGCAACAGATGCAGCAGTAATTGCAGCTCTTATAGCAGGCGGTACAGCAGCTACAGCAACAGCAAACTCAGCAGCTGGTTTGATTTCATTCTTATCAAAAGAATCAGCATCGACATATGCAGGCACAAGCTACTTCGCTAAAAACGTAGTAATCGGCTCAGGTACTTGGGCAGCTGCAATGGGTTACACAGACACAACTGGTCGCCCAATCTTCAACACAACTACTCCAATGAACTCAGCAGGACAGATCGGCAACTCATCTATCCGCGGAAACCTTCTAGGACTAGATGCTTATGTAGATGTCAATGCTGTAGCTACAGCAGGTGCTAATAACTCAGCATTTGTAATTGCTCCAGAAGCTGTAACTATCTTCGAGTCACCTACAGCGATGTTCTCAGTCAACGTAGTCGGATCAATGTCAGTTAACTTGGCAATCTACGGCTACATGGCTCCAGCAGTGCTACAGGCAAAGGGTGTACGTAAGTACCTCACAGTATAAAAACTAAGCCACTAGGCAGGGTTTCTACAGCCCTTGAAGCCCTGTCTAGTCTTTAGAAAGGAATGATCGTGGCAGCAACTTATGTAACTACAGCTGAACTCAAGGCTAACTTGGGTATCGGCTCTCTTTACGCTGACTCGATCGTTGAGGAAGTTTGTCAAACAGCTGAAGATCTCATCAATCAATATCTATGGTTTGATTCTTATCCAGTTGTCGGTGCAGGCATTTACAATAATGTCGGAATGGTGCTTCTATCTGCACCAGCTACTTATGTCACAGGTCAGACCGTGACTTTAAGTGGATGCGGCTCAACCTATAACGGCTCACGCACAATCACGGGAACCTATCCATATACAAACGGATCAGTGACACTCCCCTACTACATCAACTTTCCTTTTAATTATTTCCAATTTCCTCGAGGCTTCTCGATGATTCAATTTGCACTGACACATGCAGATGAAAATTATCATCAAGTAATTCCATACGGTAAGGCTTTAGGTATTGATACTAAAGACACTACATATGCAACGACTCCAGCTGTTAGAGAAGCTGCTATGAACTTAGCGGTCGATATATGGCAAGCCCGTCAGCAGTCATCTATCGGCGGTGTTTCACCCGATTTCAGCCCATCGCCATACAGAATGGGCAACAGTCTAATCGGGCGTGTACGCGGTCTCTTAGCTCCTTATATGTCACCACGAAACATGGTGGGCTAATGACAACAGCGATCACAACGCTTCGTTCAACTTTGGCAACTGCCCTAACTAACGATGGGGTCTGGCAGG